GACGCTAAGAAGATGTTCACGGATAAGGTGGTCCCAATCTCAACTAATTACCCGTTCTTTTTTAAACCAATACAGGATGGTATGGAACGTCCAAAGACGGAACTCTCGTACAAAGTACCATCAAGAAGGCTCACGAGGAATACAATACGAGCCACCAGCCCCGCCTCCTCTGAGATACAGGACGGACTGGACACCACAATTGATTGGAAGAACACGGGAGACAATTCATACGACGGGGAGAAATTACAACTCCTCATCCACGACGAATCAGGTAAATGGGAGAGGCCGGACAACATACTCAATAACTGGAGGGTTACAAAAACGTGTCTCCGCCTCGGGTCGAAAGTAGTTGGTAAATGTATGATGGGATCTACTTCTAATGCATTAGATAAAGGCGGTGATCATTTTAAAAAATTATATTATAATTCAGATGTTACAAACAGAAATCGCAATGGCCAGACTACAAGTGGACTATACTCTTTGTTCATACCTATGGAATGGGGTTTCGAAGGATTTATTGATAAGTATGGATATCCTGTCTTCACCACTCCATCAGATCCGATTGAGGGAATTGATGGTGAACTCATCTATACGGGAGTCCTTGAACACTGGGAGAATGAAGTTGAAGGTTTAAAAAATGATAGCGATGCTTTAAATGAATATTATAGACAATTTCCAAGATCAGAAAAGCATGCATTTAGAGATGAAACATTAAATTCTTTATTTAATCTAACCAAAATTTATGAGCAAATAGATTATAATGAAGAAATGGAATTTAGTGGCCATGTAGTAAGAGGTGCTTTTTCATGGCAAAATGGTATAAAAGACACAAAAGTAATATGGACACCTACACAAAATGGTAGATTTAAAATATCTTGGATACCTCCAGACCAATTACAAAATAATGTTATTGAAAAAAATGGTATAAAATATCCTGGTAATGATGGATTAGGTGCTTTTGGATGCGATCCTTATGATATATCAGGAACAGTTGGAGGTGGTGGTTCAAATGGAGCTTTACATGGATTAACCACTTTTACAATGACTAGTGATGTACCTAATACAAAATTCTTTTTAGAATATATTGCAAGACCTCAAACGGCTGAAATATTTTTTGAAGATGTTTTAATGGCCTGCATATTTTATGGTATGCCTATATTAATTGAAAATAATAAACCAAGATTATTATATCATTTAAAAAGAAGAGGATATAGGGGTTTTTCTATGAACCGACCTGATAAATTAAAAGGTGCTCTATCTAAAACCGAATTAGAATTAGGTGGAATACCTAATAGTTCTGAAGATATTAAGCAAGCACATGCATCTGCTATTGAATCTTATATTGAAGAATATATTGGAAAAAATGATGATTCATATGGTAATATGTATTTTCAAAGAACATTAGAAGACTGGGCAAGATTTGATATTTCACGTAGAACATCTTTTGATGCGTCTATAAGTAGTGGGTTAGCTATAATGGCTTGTAGAAAACATTTATATAAACCAAGCTCAGAAAGAACAGTTAAAAAATTAGATTTTGAATTTTCACGATACAAAAATGAAGGGTATCAAAGCGAGTTAATAAAATAAGTATGGCAAAATTAAAAGGAAAAGTTTTAACACAATTTCCAAGTCAAGCGGTTTCCGATGCAGAAAAGAAAACCAAAAAGTATGGGTTATCTGTAGGAAGAGCTATTGAGCAAGAGTGGTTCAATAAGGATAATAATGGCATAGGGAAATTCTATAATTCTAGACAAGAAGCTCATAGGCTAAGATTATATGCTCGTGGAGAACAATCAATTAGAAAATATAAAGATGAATTTGCAATTAATGGTGATTTATCTTATCTTAATTTAGATTGGAAACCAGTTCCTATTATACCTAAATTTGTAGATTTAGTTGTAAATGGAATGCAAGATAGACTGTTTCATATTAAAGCAGTTGGTCAAGATGATATTTCAACGGGTAAAAGAACTAAATTTGTTAATGATGTACAACAAGATTTAAATACAGCTAATTTATTATTAGATATAGAAAGAAAATTAGGCGTATCTGCTAGAAATTTTGCTGTAAATGATTTACCTGCAAATACAGAAGAGTTAGAATTATATATGCAGCTTAATTATAAGCAAGGTATTGAAATAGCTGAAGAAGAAGCTATTAATAATATTTTTAAAGCAAATAAATATAATGAAATTAAAAAACGTATTGATTATGATTTAACTGTATTAGGAATAGGTGCTGCTAAGCATGCATTTAATAATACAGATGGTGTAGTAGTTAAATATGTTGATCCAGCTAATTTAGTTTATTCATATACTGATGACCCTAATTTTGAGGATTGTTATTATTTTGGAGAAGTTAAATGTATAAAAGTTAATGAACTTAAAAAAGAATTTCCAGGATTACCTAATGAAGAAATTGAAACTCTTGTTAGTCAAAGTTCAAGATTTAATGATTATAATGACCCTAATCATAATTTTTATAATCAAAGTGAGTTAGCTGCTAAAAATACATTAAATGTGCTTTACTTTAATTGGAAAACATGGGAAAACGATGTTTATAAAATAAAAGAAGTACCCACTGGTGGTAGTAAAGCTATTCCAAAAGATGATACATTTAATCCACCTAAAGATAAACGAACTAGATTTGAAAGAGTAAAACAAACAAGAGAAGTTGTTTATGAAGGTGTATTAGTATTAGGATCTGATCATCTTTTAAAGTGGGAAAAAGCTACCAATATGATAAGGCCCACTAGCAATATAAATAAAGTAATGATGAATTATGTTGTTAGTGCTCCTAGAATGTATAAAGGTAATATTACATCTTTGGTTTCAAAAATGACACCATACGCAGATTTAATACAATTAACACATTTAAAATTACAACAAGCTATACAAAGAATGACACCTTCAGGTGTGTATGTTGATGCTGACGGGCTTGCTGAAATTGATTTAGGCAATGGTACAAATTATAATCCTCAAGAAGCTTTAAACATGTACTTCCAAACGGGATCTATAATTGGTAGATCTTTAACTATGGAAGGTGAAAGAAATAACGGAGCTATTCCTATTCAAGAATTACCCGGGGGCGGGGGTAACCAAATACAAGTATTAATTGGCGCTTACAACCAATATATACAAATGATAAGAGATACAACTGGTTTAAATGAAGCAAGAGATGCAGCAGATCCAGATCAATATTCTCTTGTAGGGGTACAAAAATTAGCAGCAGCAAATAGTAATGTTGCAACAAGACATATACTTCATTCTAGTATGTTTATTACAACTTGTTTAGCTGAAGCTATTTCATTAAGATTTAAAGATGTACTAGAATATCATCCTACTAAAGACATGTTTATAGATTCTATAGGTCAATTTTCTGTAGGTTCTTTAGAAGAATTAAATAATCTTAATTTACATAACTTTGGTATATTCTTAGAATTAGAGCCTGATGAAAATGAAAAACAATTATTAGAAAATAATATACAAGTTGCATTATCAAAAGATAGTATTCATTTAGAAGATGCTATTGATATTAGAGAAGTAAAAAATTTAAAATTAGCTAATCAATTATTAAAATTTAGACGACTTCAAAAACAAGCTGCAGATCAAGTACAAGCTCAAGCTGCATCGCGAGCACAAGCAGAAGCACAGGGGCAAGCACAAATACAAATTGAAGAAGCAAAAGCACAATCTGAACAAATAAAAACAGATTCTAAAATTCAATTATCTACAGCTGAAAATGAAATGTCTATTAGAAAAATGGAAATTGAAACAAGAGCTAAAAAAGAACTTATGCAATATGAATTTAATTTAAATGTTCAACTTAAAGAGCTTGAATTAAAATCACAAATGGAGTTAGCAAATAGAAGTAATCAGTCAATGTTACAACGTGAGCTTATAAGAGAAGATGTAAAACTTAAAACATCTGGTCGATTAAGTGGCGCTCCAAATACAGATAATCCTACAAAGGATTTTGAATCTAAAGGTAATGATACTTTAGGCGGCTTTGATACAGGTCGTTTTGAAGCATCTTAATATTTAAACAATTATTTTATTATATACAATTATGGCAAAAGAAAAAAAACAAGATACATCTATAGAAGTTAAAGATGTAGGCGAAATTAATCCTGAAACAGTAACTCCTGAAAAAAAAGAAGCTGCAGTATTACAAAAAGCAGTTGATGAAGGTAAGGTAGCTCCTGAATATGGATTACAAGACGATGGTGTTTACAAAGTTAATTTAGATAAACCACCAGTTCCTAAAGAGGAAATAAAAGAAGAAGTTAAAGAAGAAGTTAAAGAAGAAATAAAAGAAGAAACAAAAGATGCCGTTCAAGAGCAAGAAACAGGAAACATTCCTGAAGATAAATTATCCGACAATATACAAAAGGTGGAGGAAGAAGTACGGACTGTTCAAGAACCGGAAGTAAAAGAAGAAACTTCAGAATCTCCTTTAGAATTAGTTAATGATGAAGAAGATAACATTGACAAGAAACGAATGGATGGAAAGCCTCAAGCTACCAAGCCCATATCGGAACAAAAAGAAATATTACAGGAAGGAAAAACACAAGAACTTCCTGAGGGAATAGATAAACTTATACAGTTTATGCAAGAAACTGGAGGAACAGTGGAAGATTATGCAAAACTAAACAGAGACTATTCTCAAATAAATAACGTAGATCTTATAAAAGAATACTACGAATACACTAAACCACATCTAAATCAAGAAGATATTAAATTTTTAATGGATAAAAAATTTGCTTATGATGTGGAGGCGGATGATCCGTCTGACGTAAAAGCTAAGCAATTAGCTTTTAAAGAAGAAGTATTTAATGCACAAGAGCTTCTAAGAACAACTAAAGAAAAATATTATAATGATCTTAAGTTAAGATCAACACAAAATAATATTCCTAAAGAGTACGAAGAAGCTGTAAATTTTTATAATACTTCTAAGCAATTTGAAGAACAAAGTAACTTAGCTAAAGAAAGTTTTCTAAAGGAAACTAACAAAGTTTTTAACGAAGAATTCAAAGGTTTTGATTTTAAGGTAGGAGAAAACAAATATCGATTTAAGATAGATAATCCCAGCAAAGTTAAAGAGTCTCAATCAGATATATCTAATTTTTTAAATCTGTTTACAGATGAAAAAGGTAGAATGCAAAATATGCAAGGATACCATAAAGCTTTATTTACTGCACAAAATGCAGATAAAATAGCAAATCACTTTTATGAGCAAGGCCGTGCCGATGCAATAAAAGAATCTGCTAGAAAAGCTAAAAATATAAATATGGATCCAAGACAAGAAGGTGCTACTATAACATCTAATAGTGGAGATAGGATTAGAGTTGTTTCTGGAGATTCGTCTGATAAGTTGCGAATTAAATGGAAATAGTTTAACTTAAAATCAAAACATTATGGCTTTTACAAGCGGAATTCCGGCTGCATTACAACCGACTCAAACAAAGACGTTGTACTCCGGAAACTACATTGATTTCACAAATACAAATTTTGATCAATGGACACAACAATTTTTACCAGATGTATACGAAAAAGAAGTTGAAAGATATGGAAACAGATCAATCGGTTCTTTCTTACGTATGGTATCTGCGGAGATGCCTTCTACTTCAGACCAAATTATTTGGACTGAGCAAGGCAGATTACACACTAGATATGTAAATGTAATTCCAAGAGGAACTGCAGGTGCTATGCCTGTTGCTGGTGGTGGACAAGCGGTTATCGCTGCTGCTGGAGCATCAGGTGGTGTACTTAACTTTGAAGTACCAACTACGCAACCTGCAAGTTTAGGAGTTAGCCCAGCTACTCAAACACAACAAGTTAACTTTAAGATAGGACAAACTATAATGGTTCAAGTTCAAACAAATGCTACTTCAGCAGTTGGTGGAACTGGTGCTGTTATTAAAGGAGTTTGTACTAACGTTGGAGTTGGCGGTGGTGGTACTACTGGTGGTCAAATGTTCCAAATCCAAGCTTATGAAGCTCACGGTGGAATATTAGCTGCTGAAAGAGTAACTGCAATTTGCTATGGATCTGAATTTGCTAAAGGTACAGGAAACTTTACTGATAGCTTAGATCCAGGATTTGCTACATTTACTAACTCACCAATTATATTAAAGGAAAACTATCAAATCAGTGGATCTGACACAGCTCAGATTGGTTGGATTGAAGTTACTTCTGAAAATGGTGCTAGTGGGTATTTATGGTATATAAAGTCTGAGCATGAAGTAAGACTTAGATGGGAAGACTGGCTAGAAATGTCAATGGTTGAAGGCGTTAAATATGCCTCTGGAGGTGCCGCAATTACATTAGGTACTTTTGGTGGACCATTAGCTGCTCAAAATGCAAGAGGTACTGAAGGGTTCTTCGCTGCATTAGAATCAAGAGGAAACGTTTATACTGGATTTGGCGGCCAAGCTGCTGCTGGTGCAGGTAACGGTGGACTTACAGATTTTGATGCTGTACTTAAGCAATTAGATAAGCAAGGATCAATTGAAGAAAATATGCTTTTCTTAAACAGAGAGCTATCTTTAGAAATTGATGACATTCTTGCAATGCAAAATGGTAATTATGCTGCAGCTGCTGGACATTCTAAAGGTACTTCTTATGGAGTATTTAACAACAGCGCAGACATGGCTCTTAATTTAGGGTTTACTGGATATAGAAGAGGTTCTTATGACTTTTACAAAACTGACTGGAAATACTTAAATGACTGGTCAACTCGTGGAGGTTTTGGTGATGTTGAAGGTGTATTAGTTCCTGCTGGAACTTCTACTGTTTACGATCAGCAGTTAGGCCAAAACATCAAAAGACCATTCTTACACATCAGATATAGAGCATCAGAAACTGAGAACAGAAAAAACAAATCTTGGATTACAGGATCTGTTGGAACTGATTCACCAAGTTCTGATATCGATATCATGAAAGTAAATTACTTAAGTGAAAGATGTTTAATTACTCAAGCTGCTAATAATTTCGTATTATTTAAAGCTTAATTTTAACTATAGGATACGGGCTCTTCGGAGCCCTATATCCTTATTTTATATTATTTTATTATGACAACACAAACAAAACCAAGAAGTTCTGTAACCGAAATGGAAAAAAATTGGGTATATAAAGACAGAACTTATGTATTAACAGGACAATATGCACCTGTTTCTTATACAATACAAACAAAACATACTCCTCGTAAACCGCTAATGTGGTTTGATGAAGGATTAAAAATGAATAGAGAAATAAGATTAGCAAATAATCAAAAGTCTTTATTTGTAGATGAACAAGAAGGATTTGTTACATTAACTCATGTAATGTTTCAAGATGGTACACTTATGGTACCTCGTTCAGAAGTAGCTATGCAAAAACTTTTATCTATTTATCATCCTTTAAAAGATAAAAAATGGGTTGAAGTTGATACTGCTAAAAAAGCTGCAGATGAAATTGATACTTTAGAATTTGAATTAGAAGCATTAACATTAGTAAAAGAGTTAGATATAGAACATTTAGAAGCTATTATGAGAACTGAATTAGGAAGTGCAGTTTCTTCTATGTCATCTAAAGAATTAAAGCGTGATGCTTATAAATTTGCAAGACGTGAGCCTGCTTTATTTATAGAATTATCAGAAGATGAAGATATAAAATTAAGAAATTTAGCTAATAGAGCAGTTGAACAAGGCATAATTAATTTAACTGAAGATAATACAGTATTTAAATTTGCAAATGGCAAAAAAATAATTACTGTACCATTTGATCAACATCCTTATGCGGCACTAGCCCAGTACTTTAAAACTGACGATGGTGTGGATCTAATGAAATCATTAGTTAAAAAGCTTCACTAAGCTTACAGGATATAGGGCGAGAAATCAGCCCTATATTCACTAATTATAACAACATATAAATGATTAATATTAATAACGTATATCAGACAGTTCTTACTTTAGCAAATAAAGATAACAGAGGATATATTACACCTGATGAGTTTAATAGAATGGCTGATCAAGCACAAAATGAAATATTTGAAGCATA